GTGTTTGACTGGAACCATAGATCAACATTGGCCTGTGGAGAAGATGGAGGTGAATCAGAAATCGTAAGTCTTGCTGTACCATTTCCGGAAGCACCGTTACTGGAACCACCACCACTGAATCCACCACCTGTACCTGGAGAGGCGTCAATCCACTGGGATGAATTTGCATCCGAGTAGTAAATCTTAAGGGTAGTCGTGTTTGACTGGAACCATAGATCAACGTTTGCAACAGGAGAACCAGGAGGACTATCAGAGATAGTCAATCGAGCCCTTGCATTTGCAACACCAAATACTGTATTACCTAGATCACGGGCATTATTTGCCTGTGCATAGGCAACATTTCCTACACCATAGGCATTGTTTGCCTGGTCATATGCAATAAGAGCGAATGTAATACCAGTATTCGCCTGGACGAATGCAGCATTACCTTGGCTTCTTGCTGTGTTGGCTTGGTCATAGGCGACACCTGCAATTGTGGTTGCAGTGTTGGCCTTATCGAAGGCAGCACCCGCAGAAGAAGAGGCAGCATTAGCCTGTCCATAGGCGGAGTTTGCATGAGTCCTTGCGGTGTTTGCCTGTGCAAATGCGGACTGCGCCTCGGAATGTGCTACGTTCGCTTGGGTGTATGCTGAAACGGCTTCCGAATGAGCAATGTTGGCCTGGGCAAAGGCAGCATTTGCAATTGTAGAACCATTGGTTACGATCTTTACTGCACTATTAGGAACATCAACATCCAATTCTACGCCTGTACCAGCAACCAATCTCATTACGTTGGATGTAGAGTTTGCTACTAGATTGGATGTATTACTTACATTCCAAGAATAACCGGAATCGATATTCGTGACTAATACATTACCGAATGTCTGGTGTGCCCTTGCATTGGCAACGTTTGCTGTAGCGAATGCAGAGAAGGCAATATTGGCATTATCTCTTGCTGTGTTGGCCTGGGCATATGCAGACTGTGCTTCCGAGTGAGCAATGTTGGCCTGATCATAGGCAGATACAGCCTCGGAATGAGCGATGTTGGCTTGCGCGAAGGCACCGGAAGTAATTCTGATTGCATTATTTGGAACATCAGTTTCAATAGATACACCAGAATCAGCAATGAACTTAATTACATTGGATGTAGAGGTAGCAACGAATGCTGTGTTGTTTGCACCAGTCCAAGAATATCCTGTATTGGTTACAGTGAATACGATGTTGGAGAAGGATGCATTTGCACGGTCTCTACCAGTGTTCGCCTGATTTCTTGCTGCGTTGGCCTGGTCGAATGCAATACCTGGGTCACCACCATTGCTTCCATTTCCGGTTGCAGTTGCAGTGATTCTGATTGCAGAATTAGGAATGTCAACAGCCAATAGGATGTTGGAACCTGCAATAACCTTTAAGGTGTTTGCTGATCCGTTTGCAGTGATTGCAGAATTACCAACGGTCGTCCAGTTATAGGTAGAATCTGTACCTGAGACCATGATGTTGGAGAACGATGCATTTGCTCTATTGGATGCAGTATTAGCAACCGCGAATGATGATTGTGCTTCCGAATGAGCAATATTAGCCTGTGCAAAGGCTGCATTGGCAGCATCATATGCAGGTACAGAATTTCCAGTACCTCCAGAAGATGATGCATTGATCCTGATTGCAGAATTTCCGCTATCCACAAAGATTGTGATGTTATTACCAGCGATAACCTTTAGGACATTGGCTGTCACATTCGCATTTAGTGAAACGTTTGTTACTGCATTCCAAGAATATCCAGTATCAGTTACGGATACATGAACATTAGAGAAGGATGCATTTGCTCGGTCTCTGGATGTATTTGCCTGAGTGTAGGCGCTCTGTGCCTCGGAGTGAGCAACATTGGTACGATCAAAGGCAGCATTAGTTGTGGTATATGCAGATACAGCGACATTCAAGGCGATATTTGCTGCATCAAAAGATGCGCCGGCAGTTACTTGGACATTAGCGGCGTTGGATGATGCAGATTGCGCCAATATGTTGGCGTCATTAGCCTTATTGAATGCTGCGCCAGCAGATACACCAGCAGCGTTTGCATTTGCAAATGATGCATTAGCATGGCTTCTAGCGAGATTGGCTTGGTCATAGGCAGAATCAGATGACGCATTTGCCTGATCATATGCATTGGATGCGACAATAAGGGCGATGTTGGCTTTGTCATATGCCGCATTAGCGACTCCAAAAGTTGTGTTTGATTGATCGTAGGAATTTATCGCAATCGTTGAACCAAGATTTGCCTGTGCATAGGCATTGTTCGCATGAATTCTGGCAGTGTTTGCCTGATTGTATACGATACCTAGATTTGTTGCATTGGTATTTGATGCATCACGAGCCGTATTTGCCTGTGTATATGCCGATGCGACGGATACAGCATTGGTGTTGGATGCGTCTCTTGCTGTATTAGCCTGACCATAGGCAGCAACAGTATTTGCATTTACATTAAAGGCGAATACATTGGCTGTGTTAGCCTTATCGAAGGCTGCATTGATGGATGCGGAAAGATTTGCTGTAGAATTTGCTACAGCGGAATTTGCCTTATCGAATGCGGAAACAGCAATAGTGAAAGTAGTACATGCCAGTACATTGGCAGCATTTGCCTTATCATAGGCTGCGGATGCAGTCTGGGAAGTAGCATTTACAGTAACGAATGCAGCAACGGCAGCATCGTTTGCAAGATTTGCCTTTGTGAAGGCAGAGTTGGCGATACTGGAACCCGATACGGCAATATTGGATGCAGCATTAGCAGCCAAGAATGCAGCATTGGCGTGATCCCTGGCTGTATTAGCCTGGACTCTGGCTACAACATCTGCACCAGAACCACCTCCAGAAAGAGCCTGGATTGTGTTGGCAGCATCCTTATAGAAAATGATGCCATCTGCATAGTTGATAAACAACTCACCCTGCAATAGTGAGTTTGCGCTAGGAGTATTTCCTGATACACCACTTCTCTTGATTCTAATTGTGGTGCTGTTTCCGTCAATAGTTGGAATGATCTTGGAAACGAATTTGTTTATGGATGAATCGTATACGATTACGTCATTGTTGGCAGCACTGGATGCAGCAACATCCAATAGCTGGCGTAAATATTGGACTGTTCCACCATATCTGATGGTTGCTCTAATTACGGTATCTTTTTTGACATTAGAGATAGTAATTGGCATTATCTTGTTACTCCTGGAGATACCGTGATAGTTCCCTCAACGATTCTTGTGACTGCGTTGGTAGGACTAGTCATTTCAATGTCATATACATATCTATCAGGCTTAATTACCGCAGTATTTGCGGCAGCTAGTGAGATAAACACATTTCCATTAGCACTATCCAGGATTGTGCATACTAGATTTGCTGTAGCATTGGCAGCATAATAACTCCTTCTAATTTGAGAAGTCACAACATATCCGGTGAGATTTTGAGGAACGCCAGTGTCATCGTCGGCGATATCAAGGTATAGAATGAAATCTGAACCCTGATCCATGAATAATTCTGCAAATGCTGCCATTAGGGATATCCTTTAAATTCAGTAAAGTATCCCTTTATTTATGCAGAATTATCTCCATAATGGGCCTTCCTGCCAATATACTAGAGAATGTCTTACACCTCTAGTAACAGGGGTAACTCTATGTCGAATGAATGAAGGAAATACCAGAATCGTGCCCTGTTCCCTCAATTTTTCCTTGTCGGGATGACCATTTTTACCGTAAAGATCGTCTGGATGAAACTCAAAATCACCGCCATCATAATTCTTAGGATCATCCAATTGAATAACAAGAGAAATCTTCCTTTGACTCAATGTCTGGGTATCTGTGTGTATCCAAAACACGTCATGATGCCAGTTATATTCACCCTGATTCCAGTCGCCGTATTGTGTGAATTGTATATTAGACTGAGGAACATTAGATATATCAAACCCGAAATAATCACGATTAGCCATCTTGACGTATGTATCCAACATGGCGTATACACTCACAAAATCATCATTTATCGGGTTCAATAATGGTATAAATCTGACCTGGGCTTTTCTTATAGGGGAAGTCTGTCTATCTACTACTCCACCCACTCTACCTACTTCTTCCTTGTAATTCATTGCTGCCGCTTTAATTGCATTACAAGTTTCGCTGCTCAAACCATCATACATCTGCCAAAATTTTAACATCATCATCCTTTCATTGTTATATTATGGGCCACCACCTACTGGAGGAGGAATACAAGGTCCGTTAGTTCCTGGAGCGCCTGTAGGACCTGGATTACCTGTAGGACCTGGTCCTCCTGTAGCACCGGTAGGGCCTGTAGGTCCTGTCTTGGTTAGATTTATTATCACACCAGCAGGAGTCTTTGAATACAGTTTAGCATTGACCAAATCAATAGCCAATTCGGCTGCTTCGACCTGGGCTGCAATAGGTGCACTGCCACTAGAACTGTTTTTAAATTGCATTGTAATTGGCATTATGTTTCTCTATTAACAAGGAACAGGAGGAAGCCCATCGGACCCAGGTGCGCCAGGAGAGCCGGGACCACCGGGACCACCAGGACCACCTGTCGCTCCCGTAGGACCATCACTTCCAAATAATCTAATTACGTTATTACTTGCATTCTTGGTGTATAGTTTTCCATCACCATGATTTACGGCTAATTCGCCTACTACTAATTGTCCCGCTGTTGGAACTACACCTATTGTCGTATTGGATTTGAAAATAATAGTGACCATTATTCACCGCCACCACCACCGCCTACTGGAGGAGGAGGCGTATATGGATTACCTGGGGTTCCTGGAGAACCATCAGGGCCTGGAGGCCCAGGGGCCCCTGGAGCGCCTGTAGGACCGGTATTACCAGTAAGTGTCAAAGAACCCACTGCGCTATTAGGATACTTCATATACAAAATGGCATCGGCCGTATTAATAGCGACTTCACCTATTTCCATTTGACCAGCACTAGGTACAATGCCAGAAGTATTATTGCTTTTCAGAATAATTGCAATTGCCATTAATTAATATGTTCCACCACTTATAGTACCAATCATCTTCGATAGATCACCTAGGAAGAATGGCGCTACTACATTATCCGTGACTGTGGTATTAGCAACAAGGGTCATTGTATTGTTGGCATCGCTCTTGATAAGAGTTGTTCCGGTGAAATACAATCCTTTACCATTTGCAAAGGCGATGTTAGCGGACATGACAAGATTACCTGTCATTGTGTCGCCAGCCTTCAATACTGTGTTGAAGGCTCTGGTGTTTGCTGTATTGGCCTGGTCGAATGCGGATTGTGCGGATGATGTTCCGACGTTTGCTCGAACAAAGGCAGCATTTGCCTGGTCTCTTGCACTATTCGCCTGAAGATAGGCGACACCACCAGTAGAAGAATTGGCTGCTGCAAAGGCAGCATTGGCTACACCATAGGCCAGTGTACCGATCTTAACTGCATTATTGGATACATCTATTTCAGCCGTCATACCTGTACCTGTGATAAATCTTATCACATTGCTGGTAGCATTTGATACAAGGGAGGTTCCGTTAGATACTACGTTCCAAGAATATCCATTATCCGTTGCAGAAAATCTTACATTGGATAGTGAAGTGTTGGCCTTCGCATACGCACCTGATAAATGAGATAGTACGTTGATACCATTCAACAAAAGGGATGAATTAACGGTTACTGTATTGGCAAAAACAACTTCAAAGTTTTGATTACCATCAGTCAAATCATTGATGGCGACAATTAGTTGATTAGTCCTAATCAGCCAATCATAGAAGGTATTTGTCAACGATAAATTTGCTAGTGGCATATTACTTCAGTCTTTCCAATATCTGGGTCAATAGTTCTTTGACCGAGGCCATTTCTTCCTTAAGAGTATTTATTTCACTGGCCTGGTTCTTTCTTCGCATATATTCATTCAGTGCGGCTCTATCTGGGTTAAGGATAGCCTTTGAGTGCATATCCCTAACCAAATTAGTATCAGTTATTTTCACCCTCTTATGATTCATTAGAAGCTCGCTGGTAGGGCATGTACTCTAAAGTTCTTGATCTTTGGAACAATGATCGTACCTTCTGATCTAAAGACAACCTTAATAGCGAACTGGTTGAATGTCGTGAAGATGTTTGTACCAGATGAATATGATAGAGATTCCGAAGTCAAGGAAGGTCGATATTCATATTCGATAAAGTCATCTTCATCCACTGACCTCAATGTACCTAGAGTATTCTGTTCCATCTTGATCCATGGACGGCTATCGAAGGTGCTAGAATCTTCGTCGTTCTTGATCTTATAGTATACATCAATTTCTGTGCCATTTGGCTTGTAGGCGTCTAGATATAGTCTTAGGTCGCCTGCTGGGAAATCTTCTGCAAGAGTTACCAGTCTTGAGATATACTTTGCTGTGGATAGACCGCCACCTGCATCCAATTCGGAAGAGATTACGGCTGTTGCGCCTGATCCACCACCGCCTGAGATTGCGACATTTGCTCTACCTGTATATCCACTACCGATACCATCCATTACGATCTGGACTAACTTTCCAGTTGATGGATTAACATATCCGATACCATTTGCTCCAGAGCCGGCCCCGCCTGTGATTGTGACAACCACGTTAGCATTTGTGGAGTATCCAGTACCACCATCAACGATTGTGATCGCGGTGTTATTGATGCTTCCGTTGTCAACAATGTTTCTGATAGCAAGAATACCCATTCTCTGTTCATCCAATACTGGAGATACGTCTGGAGAATTTGTCAATAGGGTTGCTCTAATCTGTGCGGAACCTTCTGTTGCAAGTACCATTCTCTCGTCAAAGAATATGTTTTCGTTATCCTTAATTGGAGTGAATGCGGACTGTAGAGTACCAGAAGTATTTGGTGTCGTCTTGTATGCATATGAAGTTGAGGTATTACCAAAGTTCAATGCATGGGACTGCAACATCATGACATCCATGAATGTGTTTGCAGTCACAGGGCTGGTCTGTGTCAATACTGTTCCCTGTGTTCCAGGTACGAATACACACTTGTTGATGATAAACATCAAATCCTGGTTCTGGAATGGTGTCCATGTGGATGAGTTCTGGCTTCTGAAGAATGAACCAATATATGGCTGTTTGGAAATTCTTCTTGCACTCACACCAAGAGGTAGAGGATTGATTTGGTTCTGACCCAATTCTGCCACATATACTTCATAGTCTCTGGAGTCAGAGTATACAACCAATGCACATTCGGAACCAGGTGTTACGTACACAGGCGCAGGGAATGTGAATGTGGTTGCCGTAGCAGTGTTCGTTGAATCAGGAACTTCACTGATCTTGATATCGTTTGGATATAGCCACTTTTCACCGAATGGAAGAATCTTTCCTGTGTGTGGATATCCATTATCAGTAGGATGAATCTTGATACCTACTGGTAGGACTGCATCCTTGCTCTTGAAGAACACGGTAATAGATGAAATGAACAGACCTTCAGGGAATCTATTTGCATCGATAAAGAATGTCTGTGCAAGAGGATCACTACCACCACCACTTTCCAATGCTCTCGTTACATTGGTCAAGTCTCTGGTCGTTACAGAGGAAACGGTCTGATTTTCAGTAACAATTTCAGTTACAACTCTAGGAACTCTGGTTGATAGAATAAAGTCAGACTTGGTCTGAATTAGACCTAGAGCCTGATACTTTGCATCACCAGACATGGTTGCATTTGTTGGAATGTTGGAAGAATCATCGATGATTCTGAAGTTTCTTTCACCAGTCCTAAATCTTGTGGTCTGGTTGGATGGAATATGGAATGTACCACCTATCACACCATCAGATAGTGTCTTATGCTTACCGATAGAGTATGTGGTGTTTGCACCAACAGCTACCGTCAATGCAGGGGAAAGAGTTACCTGTTTCGTGCTTGCATTGTAGGATGCAACGGTGGATGATTGTCCTAGACCAATACCAGAAGTGGTATAGAATGTGTTTCCAGCATAGAAGTTTGCTGTAGCGGAAGCACCAGACTGCAATGTTATAACAGATGTATTACCTGTGGAAATTGCATTTACTGTACCAGAGTAATGGGTGTAGGAAATGATCGATGCAGTTGCACCAGAACTGGAGGAGTTAACTGTTCCACCAATAATGAATTCTGCATTACCAGATGCTTCGGAAACATATAGAATACCATTGTTTCCACTGAATGTAGCCTGGATTGGATGACCGATGATTACATTAGCGAATACGCCATTGTTTGCGGTCACTCTTTCTGTAATACCAGGGTCACCAGCAAATCTAATAGAGTTGGTGTATGTTACACCGATTTCGTTTGGTCTCTGGACAAAGTTGGTAACAGGAGTTTCATCAAAGAAGTAGAATACTTCTCTGTTTGGTCTCAATGCCTCACCAACAAAGTATACTTCGTTTGGTCTTACGAAAGGTACTACACCGACATCTGTTACCAGACCATCAATAGTGTTCGTGATTGTATCGGCAGTAATTGTGGTCTTGATACCGGTTCTTGTCTGATTCTGGGATACAGTTTCAGTTGTCCTGGAAATATCGACTGTCTGCCACTGATTATCAATGGTCTGGAATACAGTTTCGGATACGTCTGTTACACCGCTCCAAGTTGTCTGCCAGTCATTCCATCTTGTTCCGAATGCTGTTCTAGAATCTGTTGTTCCATTGACATCAAAGCCTAGGGCCTCCCATGCATCGTTTTCACCCTGTAGGTTGATAACAACATCTGGTGCCTGGTTTGTATCAGTCCATAGATCGGACTCAGGATTTAGAGTTACTAGACCCTTAAATCTCGCAATCAAGAAATCGTTTACGGATACAGCAAAGGATGCAACATTCTGGATAATGAATGGTGTTTCCGTGTATTCGATCATTACGATATCGCCGATCTTTGTTGTGTTGACACCGGAAACGTGCCTTAGCTTATTTGCAGCAACAGAGAATGGAGGACGGCAGAATTGATTTTCGAAATCGATGGCGCAATTGTAGTCAAGGTTTCTTACGTCACCGATGTTGTGTCCCTTGAATGGATCAACAAGTGTTCCAAGTTTTACTCTTTCCAGACCGTTTGCGTCAAGAATGGTCTGTGTCTGTGCATCCTTTTCCAGAAGCGATAGGGAAGAATAGTATTCTAGGGCGCCAATTCTTCTATCCAATAGACCAATGTCTCTCATTGTATAACGCTTCCATTCGTGATACTTCACGGACACATTATTTGGCGCAAATGTGTAGGCTGGAATCTTTAGGGTGTACAACGTCATGTCACCCTTATTGTCATTAGGAGAAACAGGGTATCTTGCGGAGATACCAGTCAAAATCTTGAATTCTCTATCCTTGGTCAATACAATCTTATCAATTCTTGGAATGTAATAAGAATAGTTCAAGGTAAAGTTTTCGTTTGGAATAGGAAGTCTTACACCCTGGAACGTATAATCAGGATATGAATTGGAGGCATTCTGTCTCTTTGGTCTGAAATCGATTACGTCCCTTAGAGAATAATATCTACCAGTTGTGGCAGATGTATAGGCAGGAACATTTGCATAACCAGATTCGGTAGATGCATTTGGATATGAATCGACAGAGAAGTAACCTAGACCATCGGATGTACCAGATACGTGATCATAGTAATCGACACATACTAGGATTGGTCCTGTAGGAGCCGCTGTTCCAGACTTTAGGGAAATAGATGCATGATCGTACATCGTATCTCTCTGTCCAGTGTCCAACTTATATCTGGAGGTAACATCAACCGCAGTTGAAAGGTTTGCGGAAGTAACTGTCAGACCATTGAAGTCAAATACCTTTCTCAATGTAACAACATCGGAAATGTATAGTGAATCATTACCATAAGGTGTTCTGTTAGGGGTTGTGATTACAACCTGTCCAGATGCAAGATAGATAGATGTATTACCAAAGGAAGCGTTAGCGGCACCAGCAGGTGCGCCAGTGACATTAGCAGAAAGCAGTGTCTTTCCTTTTGGATTGATTTCAGTACCAGAGTCGATGCTTACTAGAGCAAGGACGTCACCAGTGAATGTATCACCTGGTAGGTTTGCATTCAATGTTGCTGTATTGGAAGCAATAGATACGGATCGACCAGATGGTGTGAATGATAGAACCTGTCCGTTTGCTAGGTTAGAACCACCACCGTTGTTTGTGACAACTACCATGAAATTATCTAACTTCTGGGTTGCACTCAATGCACCTGTTCCGATAAACGCTTCACCTGAACCGGATGTTACTGTTCCGACACCAGCAGTAAAGGTCCTGTTGGAAAATGCCTTTCTGTATGCATAGCTCTGGTTAGTGATAGAACCTGCCTTTGTTGGACCTAGCTGAGGTAGATCAAACAATAGGCTGTTGTAGGCAGTTTCATAGATGTAGGTACCAGTGTGTGATCCTGGGTACTGTTTTCCGATAGACGCAATGTTTGCGGAACCCGTCAATGCAGTTGAACCAGAAACTACGGATTCAACGTCCGTGAAGTCGAATGAGATTGTGAATCTGGTGTTGGACAGAGGAAGACCAAATCCATCAGTGAATGGAGGTGACGCCGTAACGGTTCTTGTTATTGCATTGTAGGCGTTAATTGTTCCACTGTATCCCGCACCAGGACCTTCCGTCAATGAGATAATTGCATTGACATAGGCGTTTGCCACATTAGAGAATGCAATGGTCTGGGTTGCGTTGATTGTATTAGCCAACTGCAATGTGGTTGCGGTAGCAGAATTTGCATTACCAGTCAATGAAGTAAATAGAGGATTGAAAATATGAGCCCTGAATACGTGTGTGTTGCCGCTATCGACATTCGCTGCGGATTCATAGGAATAGTTTCGAATTCTTACTGTACCAATCTTGGTTGTGTTGTATACTGTGGTATTTGTTGTCGCGATTTCATGGACAGGTACGCAGTGAATATCCGCGATCTGCATATTGTTCATATTCAATAGACCACCAGTGGATACACCAGAGGTAGAAGAAACGTTGGTGATTAGAAGATAGTTACCATAGGTCATTGCGATATCATATGATACCACATTGTTGTATTCTCTTGCTCTTTCGACAGTAAGTGTGGTAGGAGCGATGGTTTCAAATTCGAAACCTTCTACATAGGCCTTACCAGCATCCAAGGATACGCTCATTGCGTTAGAATACGTTGGATGATTCTTCAACTGGACAATGAATGGCTTTACGGTGTATGATCCAGATTCATCATTGGTTCTACGTGCAAGCGTTTTTTCCAATTCAGAATATATAGGATACTTGGTCTGCTTTGTCAGCACACCATTTTCAACTCTTAGCAATTCAATAAATTTGGAGTCATCGGTAGATGTTAGGCTTCTCTTTGCAAGAGTAAGGGTGATCTTAAGTCTTGTTGCACCAGGACCTTGGAAGTTAGATGCTTCCTGGGCTGGATCAAATAGAGAAGTGTCCTCGTTTTCGTCAATGATATCGGAAGTAATTTCTAGACCAACCTTGTAGGATGGTGTAGTGGAATAACGATCAAGAATAATTGTCTGTGCAGAATTTCTTACAAAATATCCATCAACAAAAAATACACCATCCTGAATAGATACAGTGGTACCAATTGTCTTGGAATTACCAGATGCGACATTCGCAAATAGGCTTGCGCCTTCTACTTTGATTGTATCATTGGATGAAAATAGATCACCAGATAGATATCTCAACATCAATACTGGAGGATTTGTTCCATCAGCAGATTCGTCTTCTACAGCCAATACCTGGGCTCTTACTGTAGTACCATTAGATGTTGCCGCAACATTTGTTACGGTAGTTGCATCATAATTTGAAATGATGATATCGGAGTTTGCATATGAAGTCTTTAGATTAAGAGAATCGGTTAGATTATATGAGATTTGTCCACCGATAACAATGGAACCTTCCTTGAAGATGTGGCTACCGAATCGATTGATTTGATCCTGTAGGACGGTCTGCATTTGTGTAAGTTCACGAGCCTGTACGGCCTTACCAGGTCTGTAAAGGAACCTATGAAAGTTCTTTTCACCATCGTAATCGTCGTAATACGGATGTTGCTTGGTCGCATTAGGGACAATTAAATCTTCAGCCATCTTTATTCCTTAAAATTGAATTACCATTGTAATGGATTCGGTCTGATTCAATGATCTAGTAATCGGACTTACATTATGCACATATAGGACTCCACCAGAATATGGGATCAAATCACCATTTTCTGTAGAAGCCAAGAAACGAGAAACACCACTGGATGCACCAATCAAGGTCGCGGATGTTGGTGTTCCAACTGTTTCAATAACATTCAAGGTACTATTCGAACTATACCAGTCTACAACTCTGGCACTGAATGTAGCCTCATTCAAGGATGATCCTTGGTATACATATTCGTCAAGTTGATAATCATCTGAACCGGATGAAACAACCAATGTAGTTACCTGAGAGAATGTAGAATTGGTATATAATGTATTCGCTTCACCATAGATCAATGGATTTCTTATCAATCCAATCTGTCTATAATCATTCTGAAGGGTCAACATCCCATCTTCTGAATCTTTCAGTCTAATATTTATCATCAAATTTGAGGCACCTAATTCTTCTACTGGATTTGATCCATGACCACCCATAGGAGAAATAGTTGCATTTGCTGCCGCACCTGATCCGGAATCAGAAGTAATTTCCACATTTGCGAATCTGAAACCGGAACCAGGGTTCGTCAAGATAATGGAGTGAATGCTTCCGTTTGCATTATCAATATTTGCGGTAGCATTAGCAGATACACCATCACCGACAATTGTAATAACGATATTGGATGTATTTGAGTATCCAGAACCACCATTTGCTACTGCAATAGACTCAATACCACCATCCAGTGCATTTTGCTGGACGTCCCATTGCAAAGAACCATCATCCAAAGATTGGAAGTGAACAGGTAGCCAATTTGCCGTCAAAAACCTTACTCTTTCTTCTGTAGTAAGGGTATACATGTACTTCCACACATATCCATCGGTTTCAGTATTCAATTGATCATATTTCGTATATGTTGGCATGATAACTGAATTGGCACTGTAATTGTTATCGATGCACTTATAGACATTGAATTCGGAAGTGACTACGTAGAAGTTTGTTCCATAGATTGAGGTGTTTCTATCGGTATATTGTGCATATACAGTATTAGCAGTCCAATCAATTCTAGGCACAACATGGTATAGATCGTTTCCCGTCACTTTCTTTCCGCCAATCATACTTCTCCAAATATTAACTTCTGTATCCCTGGTATCGACAGGGGAATCAGGAATTGAATCATTTGCCCATGCATTGACGTGAGCAATGACCAGATAATAATTCAAATTGGCATCATTGATGGAATCAATGAACAAATTGGAAAGTTGAGTGCGGAATTTTTCAGTGATTAAAGATTGTACCATGTTGTTTATTTATACAAAATTTGGACCATTTTCACAGTCAATCAGTGTTCCATTAGCAATAAAGTTGCCTCCGGTACCCATATTGGTATTGACTGTGGTTGCTGATCCATTCAAATATAGAATTGGTGATGTATTAATCAGCACAGGTTCCAATTTCGTGGATAGGAACACTCGTCTGACAGTAGAATTAGATAATGAATTGAATGAGTTAGCGAAATAAACCTCGGCTAGACATCCATCGAATCTGTTATTTCCATTATAGTTACCTGCAATAGCATTATTTCCGATATTCAGTGCGACATTCGAATTAGTATAGGTAATTACGTTTATGCTAGGTACATCCGTAATATATAGGTGTCTTCCTGTGGAATTACTCAAATCCCATGATCCAATGACATGAATCCAATTGTTACTGACTATCGGAGTGGATACATTACTTCTCATATCAAGGACTGTATTACCCGTATGGTCTTTTCCTAGGATTTGGACATAATTCTTTGACCCAGACCCATTTGTGTTGGCTATAGATACAGTCAGATTACCTAATACCAACAATGTCTTCGTATTCGATCCCTGTGGAACGCTATTCATCTTCATCCATAGAGAAACGGTACCCTGCTTGGTTGCATTGGCCATTACATTGGATCGTCTTAGATATCCAGAGGCATATGATACTGCATTGACGGTATATGTGTTGCTAGTTTCAATAGTGGTGGATATATTTGATACTGTATCTAAATCATCGTCATTGAATAGCAAGTATTCACCAAAATACTTCATACCTGCTGGATGAAGAATGGTCTTTACGTATTTACTCCATTCGGATAGAGATTTCTTTACCTTGACTACATAGGAGAAGTTCTGGTAGTAATCTCGGTCCTGTAGGAAGTTATAGGATGATGGGAAGCCCGTATCATCTAGATATCTACCTGGATATGTATAGGAACCGGATACGATATTCGAATAGGCCTGTGCCTCGCCGTCACCTTGTGTTGTCAGGTTGATTGTTGGTGCTGTTCTATATCCCTGGCCCTGATTTGTCAGAGTCAGGTTGATAATCGAACCAATTTCACCTGTCTGGACTTCG